GCTCTAATACCGTTTTCAAATCTTCTGTTTATTTCGATGACATTTTGAACTTCTTCTCCATGTACTTCAAATTCGATAGGATCAGTATTACTTGTTCCATTTCTTAATACGAGTTTATCTCCTGCTGATCCTTTTAATGTGACATGAACTGCAACTACTACACCATGACTTGCTTTAATAGTGGCATCTGCTGAACCGACTGTTATTGCATTATGATTATATTCGACCATGAATAAACTATTATTTCCTAATATATAAAGATTAAATAAAAATAAGGCTGTTACGGACTCTAGTAGCCAAATACTAGGAATTCAAATGTTGCACTTGCAATAGATGTTGCATTTGCAATTTCAGCACCAGTAGTAGGATCAATAAGAATGATCTTTTCATTGGCTTTATCGTATTTGACGATATAGTCAGTGCTACTATATTCTGGAATAACAGATACTAATGTGCTAATTCTTCCTTGTTTTACATCGGCTGAATTACCGTTTGTTGCATAAGTATCGCTACCCCCTGCTGTGCATTTGATTTTGTAGACTCTCAATTTTGAGGTCAATGCAGACTGAACGCTCAAAGTTTTTGAAACGTTAGCTGATGTCCAATCACTTACAGATGAAGTTATAGCCATAAATTTTATATAATTGACTAGTATATAAGTATATTGTGCTAAATACAAAACATGTTAAACTTTGTGAAGATTGTTGTATGATAGCATATTCTGTAAAAAGTCCAAAAGGTAGAACAATATATTATTGTCAGAATCCTTTCTGTATTAAAATAGGAAAAAATATAGGAAATGGTTAAAGTCCTAAGACTTGTACCATTACTCTCAGTTGTTCCATAGCTACAGTGTACCAACTATTTGCTAGTTGTTTCCATTTGTCTTTTTCTGCTGTAATTGAAACTATTTGAGATTCTAACTGCTCGGTGTATGTAGTGTCAACTGATGTTGAATTAATAAATTCAATTTGAGTTTGAAGTGATGAAATTTCTGCATTTTTTAATGCTAATTGCTCAAGTGCTGAATTTAAGTCACTTGTTATTTCTGCAAGTTGTAATTGTAATGTGATCATATCTGGATCTTCATTAATCAATGCAACATTGTAGATACCATCATCTTCAGTTACTATTGTTTCTTCAACTTGTAATGACTCTTCTATTACTACAGGCTCTGATATTACTTCAACTATTACTGGTTTTGCAATAATATGTAATATGCTGTAATCACCTGTAGATAAATCTCTAATGTAGTAATCCTCTGCAAAGAAGCAGACATTTCCACAATCAGTGATTGGCAAATCTATAGTCAAAGATTCATTTGGTTGAACACTTCCATCAAACCAACCATAACTTACAAAATCCATTGTAGTTGTACCATTATTTGTGAAAGTAATACTTCCACCCTCAAGAACACTTACTTCAAATGGAAACTCTGTTACGGTTACAGTTTCAGGTGTTTCTGCATTTGCAAAAGACATTGTTGTTATCAATGCCAAAGCAGTTAATGCTGTGATTGTTCTAATCATTATATCTATAATAATTAACCTCTTATATAAACCAATCTTTTTTTAAAAAAATAAGTTTATGGGATTGATCTGCTGTACAGCTTTCCCTCTAGTGCCATCTTATACATTTCTGCAACGTATGGATTTTCACTTGGTGTTTCACATCCAAGTTCAACCAGTCTAGCATATACTCTTACGACATAAGCTAGTGCACCCATGAAAGCAACTACAACACCCATGTTAAACATCCAGTGATTAGGTACTGCAAATATTTCTTCAACGAACCAAAAGTGCCACATTTCGTTTACACCAATAGTAAACATTGTAGCCAAATAACCAAGAATGGTCATTTTCAATCCAGTATTCATTGAATTGTTTACACCTCTAAGAATAGGAACTTTCCTATCATAGATTGCTACTGAACCCCATCCTAAAGGTAATGCTACAAAGTGTGAATATAGCCACCAGTGTGCAGGGGTAAATGCAGAATCTCTAATGGATGTTTGATGAAGTGAACCATCGACAAAGTTATCTACCTCTACTGAGACAGCAGTTGAACCCATAGCGATCACTATGAGCCAGATTTTCTTTAGTCTCTGGATTTCTACTTCCTTTGGTATTAGAGCTGGCATTTGTGCCATAGGTATATATTGAATTAATAGAATATAAATATTAATCAGGCACAAACAGTATATAAAGAAAACCGTATGTTAATCATCGATGTTAATCAATACGTTTGACTTGTTTTGTTCTAATGTATCTTTTTTTCTGTCTTGCATTTTGATGGCAACATGGACATCTATTTTTCAATATGAGATCAGAAGTTTTCAACCAAACACAGCATCTACTACAATAAGCATTACCATCATAAGCATTTGTTGCAAATACTTTGATTGCAATTCTTTCACAATAATTTTTACATATACATGATCCCATGATATTTATAGACTATTCAGGTATAAATACCTTGTGAAAATAAAATAAAAAAGAAAAAATTTGGATTTAGGAATTTTAGAGTTTAATATCTCTAATTTTACCCTGAGCCTTGAAGTGTCTACAGACAGTTTCTCCCATAGTTCTGAACACACCTTTCTCAACAAATGCATTGTTGACGAATGGGTATGCTGGAGTTCTACGAGTTGCTTCGTAATACTCTGTTGGAATTGCGATTTGAATACCAATTCTTGGATAACCATATCCCTCTGCATCACTTGTATCAAGTGCGAAGAGTCTTCCAACTTCGTTGCCACCACCAGTAGGTGCATCTTTGGTTGGAATGAATGGAATTCCGTAAATTGAGTCAACGTGAATACCAACACCAGTTCCTTTGAATGTACTAATTCCGTTTACATCAACTTGTACGAGTGCTTCTCCGTAAGGATTTGCAATTCTTACAGATGGCATGTATAAGCCTTGTATTTCAGAATAGACCTCATGTGAACCTAAGAATACGTTTGGATCTTTACCAGCAGATTTTCTAATCTTTCTTAAGAAAGTTCTTAGAGTATCGTCGGTTAGGACACCATCAGTACCTATTGTACCTGAAGCTGATTCAACTGTTGAGTCAAAATCAGTACCACTGTCTCTGTCGATCTTAGCCCAACAATCATAATAATTGTCGTATGTGCCACCTAATGCATCTTCCTCTGCATCGCTTGATACGATTCTATCAAGTGATTCAAAGTCTAATGAACCAGTGAAATCGGCAGAAGCTCCAGAAGCCTGACTTTCTACATCGGCGAGAAGCATCTTGTTTATGTTTTCTTTGTGCTGAACAGCCATAAACAATCTGAGTGAACCTAGTCCACCCCAAATATCGTCTTTGGTGTGTGTTGCCATCCATTCCATAACTTCAGATGCACTGAAAGGCAGTTGAGCTGTCTTTGGTTTTACATCTAGTTCTTGAATAGTTGGTTTAACAGTGTCAGCAATTAAACCACCCTCGGTTGTACCACCGAGACCAGTGTTATTACCTGATGATGCATCAGCTAGTGCTGGTGCTCTTGCAGTAATTACACGCCATCCAGATTTATCCCAAGGATATTTTGGTAAGATACCAAAAGCATTTGCCTCGAGGTTTAGTTGAGCCCATGCATAAGCACCAAAAATGGCATTAAAAGTACCACTAGTGGCAGTTGTGATAGGTGCATCAGCTTTTTGGATGAGGTTTCTATTGAATCCATAATACATGGCTTCTAATTCGTCAATCGTTTTGATTTGAACCATTAGTACCAGTCCTCACTTTTTAAGTCGGGTGTATATTTTCCAGCGAGAATATCCCTTGCTACTGCTGATAGATCGCCAGATTCTCTAGCATCTTTCAATACCAAGTTGAAATCTTTTGCACTTTTGTTAATTGGATTAACAGAAGCAGATGGTCTTGGTGTTTCAGTAGTGAAGTGTTTTTCTTGCATAGATAAGCTTGATTGATCTTTTCCATGTTCAGCACCATCTGCATCTAATTCAGCTTGTTCTGAGTTAGAAACGTATGGTTCTGCTGGAACTTTGACATCAGCACCAATATCTTCAGAGTCAGTTGTAGCTGGCTTTAAAGGTAAGTCTGTTGGTGTCTCCAGTGCTTTAAGTCTATCATCTACACTTTTGAGTGTTGCTTGAACGCTCTTTTGTGTTTCTGCGAGTGACTGAATTACTTCAGTAACTGCTTCGAAGTTAGATTTAATTGCTTCTTGGAATGATTTTTCAACCTTTTCTTTGGATTCTTCCTTGTCTTCCTTTTTCTCTTCTTCCTCGTGGGAAGCAGATTCATGTTTAGATTCGGATTCTTCGACCATGTTGTTATTTAAATCTTTAATAAGTGTATTTATAAAGTTTGTGGCATTTTTATATGAATCTATCGCTTTTTTATGTGATTTCATCTTAGAACCTACTATCTTTTTTGCTGATTCTTCTGATATTCCTTGATTTGCCACTATTGCATCTACCTTACTTTGGAATGTTGGATATTTTTCATGATCTGATAGGTCTACATGTTCTTTTTTATCATCAGCCTTGTTGGTATTCTCTGTTACTGTTGATTCTTTTTCCCACATTTTACATGACCAGTATTGAGGTGTAGTAATATCTTTAGCATTATCACAATCATGTCTTGCTCTAAATGATGCTCTTCTTTCAGGATCATCACGTTTAATTTCCATATTTGGATCTCCAAATCTTACAATTACAACTTTTCCACTTGATGGGTCTTCTACATATACTTTGAATTTCTTATCTCCATCATCTCTCATTGGTTTATTTAGTTCTACTTCTTCTCCTTGATATTCTGCTTTCTTTCTCCATTTTTCTTCTCCTATTAAATTAGGATCGTTTAAATCTATATTTGATAATCTTTCAGGATCTTCTCTTCTACTATCTTCACGAACTTGTATTGGAACTGTTTTAACTCCTGCTCTATGCATCGCATGTAATTCATGTCTACCATCTATGTGTCTAATTTTTCCTTCTGGATCAACAGTGATGTTTGTCATTTTTGCATTTGCATTAGGTTGTTTAAGTTCTTCTGCTCGTCTTGCAACATACGATTCATTTGCTGGCTCAGCTATTAATTTAACTGCATCGTCTGTATTCATATATTGTCTTTTACGTTCTCCTTTTTGAAATGATTCTTCTTTATTGTTACCCGCAAACTGTGCATTTGAAATGTTACCTTGAAATACTCCGTCTTTAACTTCTTTATTTAATAATTCTCCTTGATATTCTGCTTTCTTTACACAGTTAGGAACTGTTCTATCTCCAATTTTTTTGAAACCATCTTGTCTATAATCTTCCCAACATGCTTTATTCTTATCTTCTTTATCTTCTTCTTGCACAGTTACTTGTTCTGATTCTTTATGTTGTGCTTCTGGATCAGATCCTAATCCTCTAGTACCATGTAATCTTGTTGAATGATCTGCATCTTTGGTAACTTTACCCTCATCTACGTCAGATCCAACGTCTTTATCTCTACCCTCTTCTTCTTTTTCTTCTATAACTTTTTCATGTATTTTCTTTTCATCTTCATCAGGTTTCTCTCCTTTTAATTCATGTTCTCTTTCAATAACTGCCCTTGCTTTTTCTCCATTATCAAATGCATCTCCATGTGATTTCTCTACCATACAGCCAAAGTTACTACATCTGATGAGCATTTTACCCTCAGAGTGCATTGTATAATTATCAGTAAGTGCTTTTGCTACTGGATTATAATCAGTGATTAATGCTAATGGTACAGCAGGGTCTTTACATACTGCGACCTCATAATGTTCTAAATCTTTTAATTGATATGCTAATGATCCGTCTTTCATTCTAAATGGTGTTCTACTGCTTTTGGTTGCACCACCAAATGATAGACCTTTGTATTCTCCACTTGTAATTCTTTTCCATATTTCATTATCCAACTCATAGTCATTGTGGATTTTTCCTATGATTTTAATTGCTGGATATTCCTCTCCATCAACTGCCTTATAGACGGTTTGTTGGTAATTGATACCTTTGCCTATTACTCGATTACTATGAGTATCGGTAATTGGTGCTCCTCTGTCCATCCAAATAGGCAGTACCTTAATGAGTTCATCAACGATTGTTATTTCGCCCTGTTTATCCTTAACCTCTACGGTCAGATAGCCCTCAAAGAATCTATCGCTACCATGAACTGGATGTAGTGATTTGGTAACTAGTTTGCTGAAAAACAACTCGTCAGTCATTATATATTAAGGCTGTCTGATCGTATATAAATTTTAATAAAAAAAGGGTGGATAAGGTTATCCGAGTGTTTCTTTTTTTGCTTTGCTTACAGCATAATCAATAGCGAAACCTGAAGTTAAACCAATAATTGCAATTCCAACTTCATTCATGCCATCGATTGCTATAGCTTGTGCTATTGCAATACCAGCAAATGCTGAAACAATGATTGCACCTACAAGTTTTCTAGCAGAGTAGGATTCTCCCTCTGAGTTTAGATAACCTCTAATGGTGTTCAACACTGATCCAGCTACTGTGCAGATTACTGCCAATAGTAATGGTTCTAATGCCATAGGTATTAGTAAAAACTATGGACTATATAAAACTTACGCTAAATCGTAAGCATGGAATCCAAAATTTTAACTATTTTCTTCTTTTTTTCGCTTTCTTTTTCTTTCTGCTTTTTTATCAATTTCTTTCTCCTTTGACCATTCTACAGCTTGTCTACTGACTGATAATCCAGTTACAAATATTGCACTGAAGAATGATATAACAACTAATTGGTCTATTGTCATATTTAGATTAAACATTGTCTCTGCCAAATTACCACCTACTAATGGACTAAAAAAAGCAACACCAAAATTACCAAGTGCTCTTACTATTAATCGTGTCCATCTACTTGTTTTCATATAGCATCTCCTTTACTAAATCATCTAGATCAGATTCAGTTTCGGGGTGTGCCGATCTTACCTGTGCATCTATTACCTTTGCCAAGACGAGGATTGTCTTTTGCAATCTCTCGACTTTTCTACAAAGGTCTGAATTGGTCTTTTGTATTTTTCTAAAATATGCTACGAGACCAGCACCTACAGCTACTAATACTGCTGGTACTATGTTTGACACAATGGTTTCTAGCATAAAAGATTATATTACTAATAAGTATAAAAAAATTATGGCTACATCGTTCTATGTTTATGAGAGTATTGATGAATATAATAAGGTATATGGTCAATATACTCAAGATTTGATGTTTCATTGTCAGGTTATTGATATTTACATAGTGCCTAACCTTAAAGTTATAGTGGTAACTAACACAAATGACCAAAAAGAAAAAGCAAATGTATCAAAGACAATAGTTCATTGTAGGAATGGTGTAATTCCAGATGAATTAAAAGATAGGGCAGAATTAGTAAAATATGGTAAAATAGTATATGATGTAAAGAAGAATAAATTGTTTTTCAATCCTAGAGTATGCAGAAAGGCTGACTATGAAACTAGAGTTGATAGGTTTTATGGTAACTTGGAAAAAGGTAAAAAGAAAATAGATTATAATCACAGGTATTACGATTTTACTAGAGACAGAATCAATCTCGTGCTTTAGTATTCCAACCCTCTTTAAATTTGCCTTCCCAATCTTTACCCCATTTCTTTTTGAGGTGTTTCCAGAATGGATCAGTACCCATAGTACCACCTTTCTTGTTATATTCCCTTGTAATCTTGGCTATTCTACCATGACATGAGGTACAGAATCTAGCATTAATCTCTTCTAAATGGAATCTATGTTCTCCACAAAACAGGCAAAGACCGTAGAATTTTCTAGATACTACTGCTAATAATGGCTCTCTACCACGTTTACCAGCACATTCTCCACATATTGTAGCGATTGTTGCGATGGCTCTATCTGTCTTTAGACAGTTTAAACATACTGCCTCTTTGTAGTTATTTACTCTAGTATACTCGTTTTTTTGATGGTTTTCTAGTAATTTCTTACCAACATCTGTTCCACCATGATTAATTTCCAGTTTCTCTGCCATCTTTACACTTATCACACTTATGATTCTTCTTTGTCATTTTCCCATCTTTTCATAACGTCGAACTCGTTTTTGACCAGTTCTCTAGCCTGTCTTACTGTCATGTCTGCTTTTCTAAGTTCATCAACAGTTTGACCTTTGTTCCAGTCATATTCGATTGCTTTGTTTAATATTTCTTTAACCTTATCAAAGTTATTTGGTGTAATACCATCTTTAAATGATTTCTTTGACATTGAAGTGCCAGATCCACTTGCTGGGAATCCTTGACCAACACCACCCATATCAGATGGTCTTGTTAACATTGGTTCTCCCTGCATATTCTGTCTGTTTTCTTGTGGAGATGCAGTTCCTCTACCTCTACCCATTCTTGGCATGGCATTTTGTGCCATCATATCACTCGCACTTAGTGCTGTTTCTTTGCTTACTTTAAACTCTCCAGTGTGAGTTCTAGTAATATCAAAGCCCATTTGTTGTAATAGAGCCATGTTTTGAATCTCAACACCCTCAGTTTGTAATTCTCTGAGTTTGTCGTTTTCTTCTCCACCTTTAAGTCTTAAATGCCAATCATCAACGTTTAACATCCTTGCAATTTTATCAAAGAATGATGCAGTTAATATGTCTTGACCCCATTTTACTGCTCTATTAGTAATTGTAACTTGTAATCCCTCTTGAGACCATCCACCTACCATCTCTCCATAGTATAATGGTAATACACCATAGATAGCACCAATAAGTTGTCTTAATTCTTTTCTAACCTCAATAAATTCTAATTCTCTTAATGATCCAGTGAAATCAATCCACTGTGCCATGTTCTTTCCACCTTTCTCTGATTCTACCATCAATGGATGTATCATGTATGGGTCTTCAGTTGCCCTTTGTTCTAATTCATTCCATGATTTTCTAAATGTCTCATAGTTTCTTGATGCAATAACCAACATACCTCTAGGTGGTCTCATTTTATCGAAATATTTTCTAACATACTCATCCATGTGAGATAATGTCATGGCTTTTGACCAAACAGCATAAATTGGGGAGAAACCATATACTAGTGATGGTTTATACTTTCCAGCTTTCCAAATTAATTCTCCCTCTCCATAGATTACAGACTTTGGTTGTGGCGTTCCGATTGAATAGACAGCATTTACCTCTACTATTGCTTTTAATGCTTCTACAGGTTTTTCGTGAATTCCATCATCTGTCTTGTCACACATATCTTTGTGAAGTCTAGTTCTTCTATGTTCAAAGTATGGACATACAAAGATAGGTTCATGTTTATCATTATATCCTAATCTACCATCAGAGTCACAAATCATGGCTACTTGTGGTGGATCTAATCTCAAATATTCCTTAATTTCAGTCTCATCATGGTTAATTTTACCAGTAGAATCGTTGATTTTGTAACTTTTTAGTGCTAAAAGGTATGCATTATCTGCTATTTCCAGATCTCTTTCTATCTGTCTAGATAGGTCTTCAAGTGTCTGATTGTTACCGTTTACTGGTTCTTTTATCAGTTTTTCGAGCAATTTTCTATGTTCTGGAACTGGTCTTCTTAGTTTAGTGTTACCACATGTATCACACATTAGATGTGATTCATCAATAATAGCCTTTTTGGCTGGAATAGCGTTTGTTTCATTGTCTTGGTTTGAACTAAATGGTTGTTCATCTGGATTTGATTCTGCGACTGGTGCATATTGAAACTCTTTACCACAGTTATCACATTTGTATTTCCATTTCTCTACAATCTCAAATCCATTCTTAAACATCTCTCTGTTTAAAGTCTCAATAGGAATACGCAAAGCATCAATGTTATCTGCCAACTCGTAGATCATAACGAGTGGGAATGGGAAAATAGGTAGTTTAGCACCACTATCGGTACTCATATATGGTGTTGTAATACTAGGTCTAACTGTAGTTTCAGTCTGAGATTTATTTAAATTGACTAAAGCCTTACCAATATTGGTAAAATAATCGGTAATACCCATAAGGTAATACTCGAAAGTTTATTATATAAAGTTTTGTAAAAATGACGTAAATTTTACGTTTTTTTAACTGTGGATTTTACAATAAATGTCTCTAGCATGATTTGGTTCACAAGTGCATGAGCCATTATCAGTGGATTTTTTTCTTGTTTTTTCCTCTTTTGGTGGGCTGATTAAATCCAAAACTTCTGATTCTGAAACATATTCTTCAGGCATAATAATACATATAAAGTCATTTATTTAAGTATTATTGCCTAGTGGTGTGAGCATGCATACTTCTATGATGCTTTACGTTGAGGAAGAGGACTGGTGTTGCGAGCCAGCTAGGTTTTTATACCTAAAGTTATTATATCAAACATGCATTTTTGTAAAAACTTGTGTAAACGAGTAAAACCCGAAAGAGGAACTCGAAACTACAGAGATTCATTAAAGTGTGCAAAATGCGAAACTTGGTATATTCGTTCTTTATTTGAGGGAAAAAATTACAACTGTCCATGCTGTGGAGATAGATTACGAGGAAATGTCCGATTTAAGCGTGGTAGGTATGAACACAAAAGAATTTAAATACCAAAACTAACTTTTTTTATGGTAGAATTCGAGATAGAAGACTATACCACGTTACTGCATTGGTTTGAACTCGCATTTGGCAGGCTTGGTACTGATTCTATAACTTTGAAAGATCGTAGAACTTTTTGGAAACTCACATTCTTATGTGAAGAAAAACTAGAAGAGCATAAATTACATGGTGAGGATGATGATGATGATTCGCATCATATTTAGCATAGGAATATTATTAACACTAGTAACATATTTTTTTATAACTACAGATATTTTAGAACCAACGTGTCCTTTACGAATAATCGCTGGCACTAAAATATGTAATATATAAATATCAGAACTACATACTATAACTAGTCGTCAGGGATTACCACCATGAGTGCACAACGAATGTGGGTTCAACGGTAGCCCTCTTAGACTCGTTCTCACAGGTCGTGAGTGGGTAAACACGTAAGATTTACCCCTTTCCTCATGGGAATGTAAGACTACTAACGTCAGGGTGCGAAGCACCCGAATTTTTTTCCGACAGATTTATAAAGGTCGCAGGCGTGTATATGTTATGTTAGACAATGTAAAAACATGGCAAGTTGGAATACTTACGTTCCTCTTTTGCACAATCGTCGGAATACCGATAGGCATTTTATATCTAAAACGCCTGCTTAAACAAGAAAAACGCCCAAATGTCAACAAGATGCGTAAAGCTTATGAAAGGGAATATTCTAAGTGGATATAATGGAGAATTCTATTCTATTTACTAGAAAGAACTTGGAGAATACTATATGTGTAGCATGTGGTAAAAGATTTGGTTCACATACTAGGGAAAGATCCACCAAGTTCTCAGGTAAAGAACTCATGAAGTGTATGTTTCGAATACAAGCATCATATATGCTTGACATGAAAAAGGTAAGTGAAAATGAGAAAGCAGACAGTTGAAGAATATGATATTATGACATATCTGTTTATTTTCTCCCCTTGCCCTCGATGTTCACATCTATGGGATGAAATATTAGAAGACAATGATGATTATATGGTTATGAGAGAATTTCTAGAGGACTTTAGGAATGATCCACAATATAATCGGCTTCTTGCTCGATACAAATAAGGTCGTCTATTTTTTTAGATGCACCCACCAATATTTTATAAAACTCTTCCTCTTCTTCACTGAGTTTTGAAATAATTTCATCCGATGGACAGTTTAGTGCTATTTGTGTTATCTTTCTTTTTCTGAGTCTGATTAGTTCCACCATTGTTTCATCACATGGTCTGGATTTGTAAAAGTCCTTTGGTACTGTTGCGACTTCCAGTTTGGTTAGCAAGTGTTCCTTGACTAGTATTTGTTTTGGTAAAAAGTCCACCCCTTGTATACGCACCTGTTGTTTATAAAACTTGTGCCGATTTGTATTCAGGATTTGTATCCCGATTTTTTTAAAATTTTGACTTTTCTCCATGTTTACTTGGCACGCAATATTCGTGTTTTTAACACTGTGGAAATGTTAAAAAAAAGAATTAATCGAGTCTTCTCTTTTTGAGGTTGTTGTATTGAATACCGATCATTGGATATTTCCTTGCTTGTGTTGGATAGTTTCTATGGTTCTCTACCTTAGTACTTCCATAAAGGAAGATCTCATGATCTCTTTCACGACCCCACCATATTGAAAAGTTGACGAGGTTATGAATACCGTAGTGTTTCTTTGTGAAAGATGCTCTGATGAAGAACAACTTTCCATTGATCTTAACTGTGCTCATGAAGATCATTAGTCGTTATAGTATATAAGTCGATATTTGAAGCATTGGTAGAGTAGGGGTATTTAAGAATGACTAATCTAGGTAGGGGTATATAAGAATGACTATGTTTCTTCAAATCTATGTTTATTAATCATAACGAAGCAGTTTATGTATGGATCAACACACAATTCATGGACTGATCTCCGAAGCAAACAGATTGTCATCTGACTTAGATGCCAATGTGGCAACTAAGTTACTTTGTTGTGTTTTGGAGATTGCAAAAATGCAAAACCATCCCAATGACTACTCTTTTGTGAACAGTGGTTACTTTTGGGAAAAGATGGACAAAGCCCTAAACTACATGGGTTATAGGCGATCTTTAAACGTCTAACCCTTTTTTTATATACTAAGGTAGGGGTATATAAGATTGCCGATTGTACACGAGCGATGGGGTTGATAGGGCTTCAAATATTAGTTTAAATATTATGATGAGTATAGATAGTTATGAGTCAATACGAATTAGACTGTCAGCGAATAAGTCAGATAAGTTTTGATAAAGACTTGGATGATAAAATGCGTTGCATACTTATCGCTAGAATAGAAAGACGAATGGAAAGAATGGAACAGAAAGAGATAGACGGTGTTAATACTGGCTATTACTCTTAAGCCTTTTTTTATTAAAGAGCACTAGTAGGGGTATTTAAGATTGTTGATTCAAGTAGGGGTATTTAAGATTGTCGTCTGTACGCGACTGTTAGGGCTGATATGTGTGTGTAAATAAAAAAAATGCTTCATATCTGTGTTTATATATTATAACGACTATGGTATATTATGGATGATATGTACGAAGACTACGAGCCAAATCCTTATGATGGCACATATAGTGAGGAGTAATCCTCAACATTTTTTTTATAATGTAACTCACATGTAGGGGTATATAAGATTGGTGCTAGTAATGTGTATGCGAGTGCTTCAAATATGTGTTTATATAGTATGAGGACTATTAGTATAGTATGGAAACATCCGTTTCAAAACGTGAATTAGATTCGTGTGGCGATTTGTTAAAGATGATAAGTCGTAGAATGGATGATGGTAAGTTTGTTCCAACAGATAACATGAGCCATGATGATGTCCAAAAGAGCATCTATTTGGTTTATCATACTTTGAAACAACTATACATCGATTACATCATGCATACAAATCCAAAGTCTAAAATCCAAGTCCATGAAGAGATGATCTTCTAACTCTTTTTTATTATTAGGGATAGTAGGGGTATTTAAGAATGATGATACGATAGGGCTTCATATCTATATTTATATATCATAACGACCAATGTTACTTATGGCTAATTGTTCTTTGTGCTCAATGCACTTCGATGAGACAGACCCCGATTTTTCTTTAAGGGTTAAAAGACATACAGAGTTTCATTCTAAAGCCAGAGTGCAGGGTAGAAACACAACACAGGGCGTTCCTGAGTTTGTGTGACCCTCTCTTTTTTTTGGCGTGGTAATAGTAGGGGTATATAAGATTGGTGGTAGCATGGCTTCAAAGTAATGCTTATATATTATGTTAACTATTAGTAATCAAAGGGAAAAGGCATTATCGCTGACTTCGATAGGTCAGGCTGAGTACCCAAAATCTTCAAATCTATGTTTATATATCATGTTAACTATTAGTATACTATGAGCGTTCTCGATAACCTCACTACAGTGAGTGACATCAAATGCGTTAAGGCTTCAGTTGTGTTAAAGTCTGGCGAATTTGTTAAAGTCATTCACTATGGTACTACTATTCTAGAACTTGATACAAGTTCTAAGAAAGTATTATCAATTAATCGAGCATCTATGACATCTAGTAAGATGATTAATAGAGTTCTCGATTATTATGGCTTCGATAGAAGCTACTGATTTTTTTTATAACAGGGGAAAGATAGGGGTATATAAGATTGTTGATTCAGGTAGGGGTATATAAGATTGTTGGTCGTACACGTCTGTACACGATTAAGGGGGTCTTCAAATAAAGTCTTATATAGGAAAAAAAATAATATATTACAATGAGCAAGCTTCATTATCACGTTATGGCTGGTATTCATGGCTGTTTACCTGACTATAACGAAAAGTGCGATACTATGATCTCTGCTAAGTTAGTCCTTAGAGATCATATCATGATGCTTAAAGAGACTGAAAAGTTTTCGGGTTCTTTAAAGCATGCATGGTATGAAAGTATAGAGGGTAACTATTATGCAGGCGTAGAATCATGTATCGAGCCTGAATGTACATCGGGCGATTGGGATTATTAATCCCATTTTTTTTATATAGTTCTCAAAGTAGGGCTATATAAGATTGTCGAATTAGGTAGGGGTTTATAAGATTAACTATGAACAAGTAGGGGTATATAAGAATGTCTACGACGAATAGGGGTATATAAGATTAACTGTTGTACGCGAGAGTTATGATGGGATGGCGTTTGTATTACGAAAATAAAAAAAAATTCTTTTTATGTGCGTGTGCGTGCTGTATGAGGCTCTACCTTACGAATCGAATGAGACGTTTATACAACAATATTGAGGTTAGAGGGGTTTATAGGGGAGATAGGGGTATTTATCATTGTCTATTGTATGGCTAATTGGTATGTGTAATGGTCTTCAAATATCGACTTATATATGATAACGACGTTTACTACTTCATGAGTCAAATCGAATTGCTTACACAAGCATCACGTCTTACTAACGGTGTCTTACCAATAGACATTGATTTTTCTGTTAGTATTGAGCGTACTAATGCTGGCTTAGAATTAATTACTAAGTCTGAATTCCTTAGATTGGCACTACCAGTTATCGAGAAAGTGAGACAGACAGCACTTATCGATTCCTACAGTTATATGACTGTCAATGTTGAGGATGTTTGTCACATGGGTAACTTATTCAGAAATGGTAACGATGGTAAAATAAATTTGCCATACAGTGCCTACTCAATGGCTAGTGGAATTCAGCATTGTGTCTATAAAATGGTCGTGCCTGAAACTATGTATACCAAATACAGAAATTCATTACAGCGTGCATTGGTTGACTACTTAACAAGTGTCATTAACATGTATGCCAGTGCCATCGGTGCATCTAATATAAGAGTCAACACGCTCTTTGTTTCCAAGCACTTTGGTATTAAAAAAGTCAAGAAATCCTTGAATGGTTATAAGATTAGCAAAGATGGTCTTATATCAAAAAGTATCAACGGTGTCTCATTGACTGGCGTTGAGATTGAGGGTGCATGGCGTGTCAAGACTGACGACATGTATAGGGATGGCTCTGTTAATGACAGTTTAAGAGACATCTCATGTCATTGTGACGAGGATGCTTGTGACTGTAATCCCTTTGCTGGAGAAACTAACAGTGATGCAGTACCTATTGACGAGATTGACAAATGGATTGATAAACATTATCCAGACAGAATGGACTCTTCATGTGGCATACATGTGCATATTTCCACAAACGGAGACAAGCTAGCCTATGGTAAACTTATGACTCCTAGATTCTTTAGATACTATCTAAAGCGTTACCAAGAGTGGGCTATGCGTAACAATATCAATGAGGGCTCACGCTTCTGGAATAGACTAGCTGGTAATGTATACTATGCTAGAAAATCATTCAAAGCGATGGCACAATTCAGAGCATCACGTAGAATCTCTGAGAGATACTGTATGCTTAACTACTGTTACGAACTACATGAGACACTAGAGTCTAGACTCTTACCAACATTCAACGAGTCACGAATAGCAAAGTCTGCTATCCATGAGTTTTACGACATCGTAAACACTTACCTAGCTGACAATGCTGACGAACCAATATTCGAGGGGGGTTGTGAGATATGTGTGTAATCATTTCTTGTGACGACAAGTTCCCAACATACGAGACTATGAGAGATGCTGAGGCTCTAAACTCTCATGGTGCTGGTATAGCATGGCTCAATGAGAAAGGTACTGTATCTTATCGTAAAGGTGTAGATGCAACTACTATCCAAGCCTTGATTGATAACGGTGTTGTAAAACTACCTGCTATCATCCACTTTAGAATCGCATCGGTTGGTAATGTAAACCATCAACTATGCCATCCATTTCCAGTGGAAACTGGTGTGCCATTGACACTTGAGGGAGAAACTGATAAGGTTCTGTTTCATAATGGTACATGGTC